TTAACTATCTTTATGTCTTCGGTAGTTTGTGTAAAGTTAGAACTAACTTCAGCATTAACACTACCAGTAATAAATATGCCTGCCGTTGTTTGAGTTAAGTTACCACTTAGTGATGAAACACCAACAAGTATTCCAGAACCTATGCTTGAGCTAGTGCCAAGAGCACTCATCTCTGCTGTAGCAACTTGTAAAACGCCTCCTACATTTGCAAAGGCGGCTTCAGCAAAAGAGGAGTTACCAAACATTACTCGGCATCCTTGATTGTCAGTTTGCCTTCTGCAACTTGTTTTAGTATTTCTGCGTAGTGTCTGTTGGTAGGGTCTAGTGGTACAAACATTTCTGTACCATCTATAGTGGCTTTTACACCTTGATTATCCCCAGATAATTCCCAACTATTAGTTTCTGTATTATATGTTTCAATTTTATAATATTGCGTATTTGATATAATCATAATTCTGCATCTCCTGCTACACTAAAAGCATTAGGACCACTAAAAGCACCTGTTCTTCTGTAAGTTGCTTTTTTAGTTGTGTTAGAATAATTTGATATACTACCTCCACCATTATTTGTAACAGTTAAAGTTGGAGTAGCTCTTTTTTCTACTTTATAAGTTGCTGTTGCATCAAATCTATCGTTAGAATTTGTGTTAACTGAATAGTGGTAAGCACTTCCATAACCTTCTGCAACTTCATAGTATCTACTGCATAAACTAAATTCTTCCCCAAATGACCTATGCTCAAATGGTGTGGCTACAGAGCCTACTTCCATCTGTAAGCCAGTAATAAAAAGTGTTCTTGATGTGCTGTCAAAAAACTGTGTTTGATTTGAGTCAGCAGTGTCTCCTGCACTTAAAGTCTCCCAAGTAGATGGTATTGAGCCACTTGTTCTATCGCTTCCTGCTTGAAGTGTTATGTAAAGTATAATTCCATGACCATTGTCATTATTTATTGCTCCAACTGTATCAGCTTCAAATGTTAATGAAACTCTTGTAAAACTTGTTGTAACATCAAATGTTTTTGCCATCCATCTATTTGAATCTGCTGATTGAGCTCCTAATGTATAAGTTGCTGAAGCATTACCTTTGACATAAAAAGAAACTGTAAATTTTTCTGCATCTGAAGTACCAAATTTTAATGATTGTAAATCTTGTGCTTCAAGATTAAATACTAGACGTTCCCACTCATTAGATGCAATAGAAGTGTCGGCAGTAGTACAAGCTAATTTTAAAGCGTTGTTAAAACCACCCAAGTCCGTAATTGCTTCTTGTGTTGCAGTATACCTACCTGCACTATTTCCACTATGTCCAAAATTAACTCTATCTACAACATGGTAACCACTACTAGCCCCTAATCCAGTAGCACTCGTTGCTCTCTGTGCAACATTCATTGCACCATTGATGATAATATTCCTTCGTCCACCAATCTGACTATTGGTTAGGACTTCACCCATCTTTGCTAATTCTGCTGCTTTACTCATGCTAAGTCTCCGTGAATCGCCATCCCTGCGTCATAATCATAATTAGTTCTATTATTAGAAGAATTGGCATAGGCAGTATCTCCATCAAAAGAGCTTGTTGTTATATTTGCAAATGGGTCTATTTCTAAAGTTGCGATAACTGTAGTATTATTTACAGGATACACTTCTCCTGTAATTGTATAAGTGGCATTACTCATGGCACTACTTATATTAATTCCAAAATCACCAGTTCCATCATCATCTATTGAAGAAACATTAAAGCTATCTGGATTAGAAGCACCATCAGCAGGTTTTCTTACATATAATTTTGCACTACCATTGAATATTGTACTCGTAGCAATACTATTATTACTACTTGCATCTGTTAATGTGTTTACTCTTAATATACTAGCCATTATGCGAGGTCTCCAAAAAATTGTATAGAGGACAAGGAATCATCATGTTTAGTTAAACTAGAAGGTTTATAACCTTGTCTTAATCTAATAGCTGATGCAGTTCTTGCTGTAGTAGCATCTATGCCTTCAACAATTCTTATTGAACTATCAGTGGTTGCACTACCTCCTGCTCCCATTCCAGTTGAATAGTTGGCATTACCCATTGCATTTGTAACTGTTAATGTTAAATCCCCTGTACCATTATCTGTTAGTCCTGCTGAATTTAAAGAATCTATGATTGCCATATCATCACAAGCAAACCACGCTTTAGCTAATCCTTGTTGCAGATTAGTTGTTGTACTATTGCCTTCACCTGTAACAAGTATAGAACCTGCTGTGCTTACGCCTGTAAATTTATCTACTTTAAGTTCACTTGCCATTATGCTAAATCTCCGTGTACTACTCCATGACTGTAAGGTCCATCATAATATGTACCATCAACCCATATTGATACTGATTTAAATTTTTCTGATGTGTGCATCCAAGTACACATCACAAGAGAACCAGAATAACCAGTGCCATTACCACCCCCTCCTGTAGCAGCATTATGAGCATTAGACATATTGTTTGTTAAATTTACATCTGCTCCACCTGTACCAAGGTCTGTTAATGAAGCAATATTAAGACTATTTTCTATAGTATAAGTTGAAGCAGTTTCGTGGTCTACCCATGCTTTTGCTACCCCCTTAATTAAATTCTGTGTGGTTGTACCATCTACATAAGTAGAATTAGAGCCTTTGACTTTAACATTCGTACCACCTGAACCTGCTTTATCTACAATGGTATCTACATTTAATTGACTTGTCATACGATACTCCAATAACCATTAACAGTAACTGTCGCTGATTGTGTTATAGGACCTGCTGATAATCCATTTGTTGTTGAACTGATTGTTATATCTGCACTTATAGTCTGTCCATTTGTTCTGATAATACTATTGTTGCCTAAGAAAGGATATCTGTCATCTGACTCAGTTTTAGTGTAGGTTTCGTTTACGGAGAACACATCGTAAACAATCATCTCTACATGGTCATTTAAACTTGCACCCTGCACTAAGACAACACTTGTACCACTTGTTGCAGTGTAATCTGTTCCTGCCTTGAGTAACACACCATTCTGATACACATCCATGTACAAACTATCTGTATAGTTTAGTGTCAAAGAGTTTGCATCACTGCCACTGAAAGTTGTTTGACCTGCACTGGCTTGATATACAAATCTGTTTCTTACTCCATTGGTGGGTGATTTACCTATATATCCCATAGTTTACTCCGTTGGCTTTGTTGGAAATGTGATGTTTGATAAAGCATCATCAGTTGGTGTTTGAGTAGTTATGTCTCTTAGTGCTTGTCTATAGTTTTTCCAAGCAGTAGACATGGTCTTATCTGACAAACCCATATAATCTGTTTCAGCTAGTAGTAAATTTCTTTGTCTACGAAGCTCTGCCATTCTTTTACTTGGTAAACTGTCCACATATGCTTTTATGTCTGCATCTCTTTCAGCTTCTTCTTTAGCAGTGAGTTGCACTCTTTTACCATCAATTATTTGATATCTTGTCATGTTTTTAATAAACCCCAAACTCTAAAATAACCTTTTGCTATATTGTTACTTCCAAAAAACATTTTAAAACCATTAACTGTATCTGCTTTATTTGCAGGCTTTAAACTTCCAAAAACGCTATTACCAGTATGATTTCCAGATGAATTATGGTCGTTTAACATTCCTGCAAAAGCAGCAGGAAAATCATCGTTATTTATATTATAAATCCAAAGATATCCACCCGGACCTTCTCCTGCGACATTACCATTTGTCGCAACATCAAATTCAAAATGAGTATCACCATTACTTGAAGTATAAGTTGAGCTTCCACCTGCTGATAATTCATATTGATAATTACTTCCAAAGACGTTTGAGCCATCCTGCAAAAATCTTCCATGTAACTGGTCTCCATCGGAAACACTATCAAATTGAAACTGAACATAATAGGTGTCGTAAGTTGAGTTTATTATACTACTTGAAGCTGTAACATTACTTGTTGAACTAGATATTGTTGTATTTAACAGCAGTCTTAAAGCAGCCACTTCACCTGTTAAATTAGAACCACCATCTTGTAGCTTAGTTAAAGCCATAACCTACTCCTTATGCGTATGGACTGTCACCTAATACAGATGTATCCCAAGCTGCCTTGAGCTTTGCAATAGTATCTGCACTTGATATTGCACTTGCTGCAGGTGCATCTCTAAGA